TGGTCGTCGTACAGGGCCTCCGCAATCTCTTGCGATTCCTCCAGCGTTGCCACCAGCCTGACTGGCTGGTCCACACCCACGTATTTTGCCACCACCAGAAATTGCATCACTCAGTCCCTCAATCAAATCGCCTCAGAAGAATCCCCGTCAGCCAATCTGACGGGGGAAGGTGTCAGGATCAGCCGCCAATCTTCTGCCACTTCGCCAACTGTGCAGCGGTCAGCAGGAACATATTGCCGACTTCGCGGTGTCGCCCGTTGCTGTTCACGTTGCGGCCTGTCATGTTGCCGCGTGCGTCGCGTCGTGCCTGCAGCAGGCAGACACCGCCATGTGCTCGGCGGTCGTATCCGCTCACGCTCACGCTGTCGGTGTATCCCACGACCGCTACAGTCTGCCAGTTGCTGCCGATTTCTGTCGTTGTGCTCATGGTTCGTTCCCTCAATAGATCGTCTCAGAAGATCCCCGCCGCACTGTGCAGCGGGGAAAGGTGTCACTGGATCAGCACCGCTCCACGCTGCACAGTGCCTTGGCTCCGGCGTCGTCCTTGGCGTCGGCTTCATTCTCCCAGATCAGCAGTCGGTCCTGCTCCCACTCGCCTGTCACCAGCTCGTCCATATCGTATCCACGGTCAGCCAGCAGCACCTCAGCGTGAATCGCGGCTTCGGTATCGTTGGCAAAGCAGCCCAGCAGTTCGGTTTCGTTGCCGGAAGTGAATCGGATAGTGTAGTCTCTCATGGTTCGTTCCCTCAATCTCGTGTCGTTCGGTCCCGCGTGTCACACTGCGTGACTCGCATGGTGGGATATTACACCTATCGACGCAATGCGTCAACCCCCTTGAGAAAGATTTTCGGAAAATAATTCTGGAACGTCAAAACAGCACCCCCTGCCGCCCGTCATTGTGGTGCTGTCTGGCGGTGTCGAGATTCCGCAGTGCCTGCTGATGATACTCCGGCTTCAGCTCGCATCCGTAGAACCGTCTGGCGTCCGCAATCTGCTTTCCAGTCTTTGCGGACTTGCCACCCAGCGAAACAAATCCCTCTGACCCGATGCCGGCAAACGGGCTGAACACGATCTCGCCCGGATTGCTGAACAGCAACACGCAACGCCGAATCACCTCCAACTGCAGCGGGCAAATATGCCGCGTGTCATCGTCTGATTTCGCTGCCGCTGTGTTGAGTGTGTCGGTCTCTTGAATGTCAGACCAGCAGCCCTCAGCCCACGCAATCCAATCGTTGCGGCTCACCTGCCCCTTCGCATCAATCGGCACCGCGTTGTCTCCGGGTTTGCGGAACTTGATCAAATAGTCCTGCAATGTCCCCCGCTGTTTGCATCGGTCTGATTCCAGCCCAGCAAACTGCAGCTCCCGGCTGCGTGTCCGGATTGCCTGTGCCTGAGGATTCTTTCGCACGCTCCAGTCGTATTCATACACCAGCCCGGCACGTTCACCGATCCGGATGTTTGTCCCTCGGAAGTCATGCAAACCAACGCCACCCGTCCGCTTCATTCGCGGGATCTGACAGACATGGACAATCGCCACCCGCCCCGGCTTCAGCACCCTCGCCAGTCCACTGAACATGAATCCCAAATGAACCGCAGCTTCGTTGCCCATCGTGTCAACATTGCCCACGTCCGCTTCGCTTGCAGTGTATGCGTACAAACTCGGAAACGGTGGCGAGAACACTGCCATGTCTACGCTGTTCTCCGGCATGTCCTCCAGCATGTGGGGAATGCAGTCGCCGTGATGAATGTGTGCGTCGTTGTTGTTATCGAATACGTTCATTGTTCAACCCCTCGAAAAAGATGTTCCTGTTCCTGTGTGTCTGCCTCAACTCGACTCGCCTTCCTCAACACGTTGTCAACAAATGGCACCTCCAATTCGGTGACTGGAATATGGACGTGTAGCGGTCGCGTTGAACCAATCCGATTCGACCGCTTGACGGCCTGATAGTATTCTTCATAGGAATCTTTCAGCCCACTGAATACCTGCCGCGTGCAAATCTGCAGGTTCAACCCGAACCCCAGGATCTTAGGCTTGCTGATTAGTACCTTTGCCCGACCTGCCTTGAAGTCGTCAATCATCTCTTGCCGCTTGTTCTCCGGTGTGCTGCCTGAAATACTGACGGCCTCCGGAAACACTCGCTCCATCCCCTCCTGTTCGTCGTTGTAATGACACCAGATAATCGTTGATTCGTCCGGCCAGCTATCGACCAAATCACGAATGAACTGTGGCTTCAGACTTTCAATATTGCCTTTGCCTTTTGCTATCTGCGACAACTTGCCGCGTTGCCCAATGCCACCCACGGAATTGACCATCAGGCTGCCAGTCAACTTCTGCGACGCCGCTCGCTGTGCTGCCGTCAGTTCCACGTGCTCGATGTGGACGTGAATCGGTGGCATCGTGCCCACGTTGTCACGCCATCCATACGTTGCCGGATTGCTGAGGAATATCGACCAGTTTGCCAGTGACCGATAAAACGGCTTCAATGCGTGTGGTTTCAGTTCCCAGCGGTTTTGAGTTTCCCCGCGGTTGATGAAATACGTGGCGAGGAATTCATTCACCGTCCTCGCCCGATCGAGAAACACGGCATGATTCGCGAATTCTATTCGGTCGTTCGGTGCTGGCGTTCCGGTTGCGCACAGCTTCCACTGTAGCCCACGGCCCAACTCGATCAGTCGTGTCCCGTATTCGCCGTAGTGGCTTTTCAGCATGGATGATTCGTCGAGAATCAACGCCGTCAGATTGCCCGGCTGCAGCCCCTCACGAATCGCGTCGTAGTTCGTGCATCCTATCGCCTGCCCCTCTGTGCTCAGCCACGACTGCAGCCCAGCGGCTTTGATTGCATCGACTGGCAATCTGTCACCGTACCAGCGGGCAGCTTCCTGAATCGTCTGCCGCACCACCATCAGCGGGGACACGATCAGCACTCGGCCACCAGTGACCGCGGCTGCGTGTCGCGCGAACTCCAGCAGCATCAGAGTCTTGCCGAGACCACAATCGGCAAAGATCGCATAACGGCGTTTCTGAATTGCCGTCCGCGTGATTGCCTGTTGATAGTCAAACAGATTCACCGCCGGGCTGTATTCCCGCGACTCGCTGCCCTGAATGACAGCCCCGAACTCCGCTGCGTATTCATCCGGCACGACTGCTGCCGAACCCTCAAAGCGGTACATTGGCAATCGCCGCACCGCCAGAAATTTGCGGTAGTCATTTGCAGACCGCAAATCAAACCAGATCTTCATTGTCACCCCTCGTATAAGAAACTATCTGCCACCGTCATCAACACACGTTCACCGTGTCCTCCGAATCTGAAACGTCGTTTCACTCAACTGCTTCGCCCGGAACCGCAGGCTGTGCTTGAAATTCCTTTGCACTCGCCTGACGTCCCGCAGCTCCACGTTGTCCACGCGCCCCACGCAATCCACGCCCATTCGGCGAATCATGCCAACGATTCGCAGGTACTGTTCCTGTCGGTGGATAACACACCGGCAACGGCAGAGTGTTTTGAGCACATGCGTTTTGCCGCCCTCGCAAACCACGCGAAAACGATACCCTCGCCCCAACTGTTTCGCCGCTTCGTTCGCTCGTGCGACCGCGTGCTCCAGGCTCACCCGATCAGTGCATGGGAACGGATTTGACTTGCCGACCCGCCAGTCTGGGCTATCTGCAATCCGCACAATCTCCCGACGGCTGACCGTGATTCCGTCCGCGCTAATCTTCGTCCTCAACGCGGTGCCGTCGTCAGTGCACTCGTTATAGAACGCAATGACCCTGCGAAGTGGTGTGAACTGCTCACGCGGGATCTTCAACAGGACGGATGACCCCACGGCCAAACGGTGTAAGCGGTGCTGTTCGATGACTGGGTGCAGTCTCACTTTGTCACCTCCTGCAGGAGTGCCCGCACACTGTCAACCCAGTCAGCCACTGGCAACTCATGCTGGTAAACTGGTCTGCCTGCGCTGACCTCCTGAAACTCGCAGCCACCTCGCCACACGTCCGCCCGCGTTACTGCCATTGCGTCGTCGTCGGACAGCGTTAATCGCAGTTCGTTGCGCACTTGCTCGTCAATACTGGTTTGCTCGATAACCAGCAGCCCGTTAGCGTACGGCCTCACAACGTCCCCTGTGATGATCTCGTGGCAATCGTGAAGCAGTGCCCACAGCCGCACGTTTGCTGGCGCACCGGCCAGCCTGTCATACACCGCCAGCGAATGCTGCAGCACACTGCAGCCGACCGCTTGCCCGCCGAACCGGCTGATCCGATGCAGGCATTCCGCGACTCGCTGCGGATCGTTGCGGATTGCGTCCGCCAGTTGTTCGGGTGTTTGGATTAGACTCATTTCGTTTCCCCCCAATATTGTCCACGTTCATCACCTAACGCCACCGCACACATAGCCACAACCATCAGAGCACTCAGCAGCACCACGCCAATCATTCGCAACAGAATAATCAGCAGGTATCTGCCACCGACCAAAGCGGGGTATGACAGCAGCAGAAATAAAACGACTGGCCAGACATTCACTTCGTTCCCCCCTCTGTATCATCGCTAAAAAATTCCACAAACGCACCGACAACAATGCTCAAAATCAACACCGCAAAATTCAGCAGCACGCACAGCGTCAGTGCCATGGCTAGCCCTTCAGCCAATCCGCTAATCAGCGTTACCAGAAACCAGAACGCCGCCACCAATGCGTCACTCATGGCACCTGCCCCTCCTTAAATGCTCGCCGAATCTCGGCCAGCACTGCATTAACCGCCTGCTCAGCAGTGTCGCCGATTGCATGTGTCCACGGCCAGCCGCTGCTGCGGACACTCCAATGCGTCGGTTCGCCGACTTTTGGCGCGCTGGATCGCATCTCAGCAAAAAACAAATCCAATCGCTCTGTTGCGGCGTGCAGCTTGCCCGCCAGTTCCGCGTTCTCGTCGAGCAGTCGTTGAAATCGCAATTCCGGAGATAGGTATTGCCATGCCTCATGCCGGTCGGCCCGTTTCCGCGGTGGCGGTGGCGATGTCGGGCGGCTTTGTGGCTGCTCGCCCGGTGGTGGTGGTGTAGGTTGTTTTGCACTCATGGAACCTGCCCCTCCGCGTCATCCTCGCTCAGCCTCACTCGCAGCCCTCGCACGTCGCCCTCAATCTTCGCGATGCGCGTCAGCACGTCGCACAGTGCCCGATTGATCCGGTCAATCTCCGCCTGCAGATCCACAGGCGGTTCCGGTTCCGGTGTCGGTGTCGGCTGCTCCGTGTCGCCGTCGATGTAGATTTTTATTGTCGGCATCACTGCACCCCCTTCTCAATTCGTGCTAACAACTCAACCGCCATGTGCCGCTGTGCAACCAGTTCTGATTCCCTGCGGAGTTGCCTTGCCTTGTCCACACTGGCTTCCTCATTCAACCTGCGGATTTCGGCAGCATACTGCCGCGTCTGGTTTTCTGCTGCCGCCTCCAGATCGTGCACGCGCTCACGCAATCTGCGGACCTGCTCCTGTAACTCCTCGATTGTCTGGTGGTATTGCTGCGATATGGTCCGCCGCTGTGATGCTGTCATTGCCATCACTGCACCCCCGCCGCATTTGCCACGATTGCCGACAGCCCTTCCTGCCGCGTCGTGTAGCGTGCATCAATCCACGCCACGACCTCCGGCGGGAGTTTCACCACGCACGTGATCGCGTCCCGCGAATGTTTGCGGGGTCTGCCCATCACGGGCTGTTTCTGTTCGGTCTGCTTTGACTTCTTCACGTTCATTCCTTTCGTCAAGTAAACATTCATCACACCGCCGCATTTCCAAATAGCACAGCGGCTGCCTGCACGTCTCGCACAGTTCGGTCATAGAGTCTCAATCTCCGCATCCTCGATCGTCACAGCCTCGCGTGCATGCTCCGGCCCGTCGGCGAAACCCGGAATCGCCTGGCAAAACGCCAGCAATTCGGCGGCTGCGCCCTCTGAGGACGGGTGCGCCTGCTCGCAGTCCATCAAGTCCATGCAGAGGATGCGCAGTTCTGTGCCCTCCGGCAGTGCCTCGGCCCGCGTCCGAAATTCCGTCCAGAACGCCTCAGCATTGTATTCGTGATCAACTCGTGCAATATTCGCCATCGTTCGTTCCCCTCAAACCCCTGCCACCAAAAACCCCCGCCAGCCAGTCCGGCGGGGATGTTGTTTTGTTTCAGTCAGCCAGCTTCCAGCCGTCCCGATGTTTCTGAACCTTGCCGTCACGATGCAGCTGCTTGATCGCTACGGCGAACTCAATCCGTCCGAATGTGAACGTCAGCGTTCGCGTCTGCAGTGCACCGTATTTTGTCAGAGCAAACAGAATCTTTTCAGTCATCGGCTGGGCGGTTGCTGTCGTCATCGTCGTTTCCCCTCGTTCGTTTGTCGTTTGTCGTTCACACTTGCCACATCCATATCATACAATCATTTTCGGAAAGTACAAGCCCGAATCTGAAGTATTTTCAGAAAATAAAAAACCCCCGGAGTTTCCGGGGGTTTCGGGGCGGAGGTCACTTGCTTGCCCAACCAAGGGAATCAACTGGGAGTGCCATCCACTCTGTGTAAGCCGCAGCCGCCATAGTTTCGCAGAACTGCACCCAGCCAGCGGCATCCTGCAGCGTTGTCGATCGTCGTGCGAGCATTGCACACAGTCGGAACTGCTGATACTTGATTCGGTAGTTTTTCGTGCTCATTGCCGTTGCGTATGCTCGTGTGAACAGTGCTGATTCTTTGGTCTCGTGCTCGGTTGCGGTTGTCGTCATCGTCGTTTCCCCTCGTTCGTTTAGTTGTCGTTCACACTTGCCACACCCATATCATACTTTCATTTTCGGAAAGTGCAACCACGAATCTGAAGTATTTTCAGAAAATAAAAAACCCCGCGGTTTCGCGGGGCTTCGGGCGGGTCATTTTGTTCGCCACGCTATTCCGGATCGACCAACACGCCCGGCACAATCAGCAGCCCGGACTGCAGCCAGGGCCTAAACAGTGATCCCGGTCCGGTGTAGGACGTCGCACCTTTGCTGCCCCACGTTCGCGTCCACCTGACTGTGCCAGTCGTCCGGCTGTGGCTCGCGATTCCCGCCGCGCAGTATTGGCTAAAGTTTTGAAATTCAATCGTCACAGAATTCGCCAGCAAATAGTTCGGATTGATATAGCCTTCGGTGTTGCCTGCAGCGTTCGCGAATCCTGCAAAGCGAATCACCAACCCCACGTCAAACAATCCGTAATCCGTGTTGCCAATGATTGATGCCGGACCGCCTAGCGGGTACATGACCACGTTGTCCGTGACGCCTCCGGTGTTGGCGGTGAATATGTTGTCCAGTGCTGTTTTGATCTCGGCTGATGTCGCGTCCCAATCCAGCCACGCCGTTGTTTTCGTGGTCAACCCAGTGCGTGCAAATCGAAACCTAAATTGCGTCGTCAGTGCCGGCTTCGCCCAGTCCACCGTGTACCATCGCCACACATACGCGCGGGCATTCGTGCCGCTGATGATCGCTGGTGTTGCCGAAGGACCTGTGAACCTCACACCCGCCGCTTGCGTGTTGATGACCGAGTAAAACCCGTCGCCGTCCGTCAGCAGCGGATATTGATAATCGACAACGCCATGCAATTGCGTTGTGCCGTCATAGACTCGGCTGCCGTCCAGATTGTGCTGAAACGAACCGCCGAATCCTGTCGTGGTTGCCGGGTAGTTCGCCACGCTCCAGTTTGCACTGCTGCCCTCGTGGTAATACACGCGCGGTGTTTTGCCGGTACTCACCACTGAAGAGTCTGACGCCGTCGCTGTGCCGTCCGCAATCGTCACCTGCGCGATACACCGGCTTCCGGCGGTGAATGTCGCTCGCGTGAACTCGATCAACTGCTTATCGCCCTCGACGTTTGAAAGGCTGATATTCTGCACGTTGACCCATTTCTGCCAAACCGCTGACCACGGCCCTGTTGTTTCCCATCCCTCCACGTACAGCCCGTTCGTTGTCAAAACGGCAACGCGGTTGCTGGCACCTGCTCGGATGTCGTCGATTCCTGCGGTTGCTGCAAAATTGCTTGTGGGAACAGTGCCGCTGTTGTCCACCAGTTTCGGCGGTGCCGATCCGTTTCGTAATCCGAACAGATACCCGACGCTGCTTGTGATCAGTCCTGTTCCGGTGTCGTATCGTGCCGCAATCCCGTATGTCGGACGCTGGATCGTGTAGCCTGTTCCTCCGCCAACACACGTGCCCGGCACGTTGTTGTCTCCAGGACTTCCCGGCGTTGCTGGTGGTGTGGCGACTGCGCCGCCTGTGCAGCTGTCGGTATTCAGTCCCCAGTAATCTCCGGTTGGTGGTGGACTCAAAACCCAGTCCCACGTTGACGTGCCACCACCGCCGCCAACTGTCACAGCGTATTGGTGATCCACTCTCACCCCGTCGATATCGCCAGTCGCTCCGGACCACGTCACGCTGATTTCAATTTTCCGGTGTGGCCACGGCCCTCCGGTTGCTGTCGCTGCTGTGCAGTCCGCCGTCGCCTCAAACGCTGCCTCAACGTCCGCAGCTGTTGCGTTATACTGCAGCTCGATCACCTCCAGGCTGGCTTTCGTCCGGATGTAAACCTTGCCGGCCTGCTGAATGTGCGCGTGTAGAATATACTCTTTGTCGGCTGTGTCAGTCGTGTAGTCAACCCATTCAATTGCTACCGCACGATTGCCCAGAATCACGTAATCCCCACCGGATAACGCCGCAGCGTTCCGGATGCTCATGGAATAGTAATCCGGCCCGGTGATCAGCGTGAAACTGTTGTCCGCGCCGTCCTGCTGAAACAGTCCGTCAATTGTTGCCGTTTCTATGACGGTGCCGTCTGTTGCGTCCAGTTTCACAAGCGCAATCGACTCCCGGCAGTTTGCCGTCAGTGCTCCGGCTGTTCTGGCAGGTCTGGTGACATACGGATTCGATGCGCCGATATTCTGCAGCGCGACCAAAACAAAACGGTTTTTCGTCACGCTCAACGCGGCTTCAATTCCGGTGATTTCGTTGGTGCCATAGTGCTCACGCCAAAACGAACCATGCCCGTATTCCCAGACGGTCGTTCCGTCGCCCGTGTCCAGCCCTTTGATTGTCGTTGGTCTGCGCTCGCCGATGCAATTACAACACCTGCCCATCAGCATAACTCAGCCCCCGCAATCCAGACTCACCAGCCTCCACTCGCCATCCATCCATCGGCAATACACGATGTCACCTGTAAACCCCTCGATGTGCTCCATTCTGTTGATCACGGTTTCGGTTCGCCCCGTGTCAACCATGTTGCCGTTTGTGTCCTTGCCCCAGATGTTGACGGTTGCAGTTCCTGGTGTTGTGCTGAAGCTCGTGGCCTTCGCCAGATTGCCAGCCAGTTTCCCGGACAAGTCCAGCGGCTGAATAACCTGCGTTCCCTGCATCCGGTCAATAATCCGCGCAACAGACTGCGCCAACGAATTCAACGCCGCTGCTGTCAGGCGTTGCCCGGCCTCAAACACTGGCGGTGTGCGGTCTGCCTGCGTCATACCTGCGAAGTCCACAGCGTGTTGAAATTGAACGTCTGAAACATGGTTTCTGAACTGTCGGCGGACAGAACTTTGTCATAGTCCGATGTCTCGGGGCGATACTGATGATTCCAGCCGTAAATGATCGCTGCCGTGTTGTCTGCTCCACCTCGCGCTGAGGAGGTGAACGCCTTCTGTGCCTTTTCGATGAAGGTCAGCGTGATTTTCCGCGTCGTGAATTGCCCGTCCGTCGTCAACGTCACTTCATCTTCCATGCCGTCGAACAATAACGTCTCTGGCGCAAAGACTTGAGGACTGCCGGGAATTCGGAACTTTTCGGAATTGACCGTGCCCTTCATGTTGCCCAGCGTTTTCCACGGAACTGTTCGCACCTGATTCCACGTCACTTGATGATTCGTCAGGCAGTCGGGAACTTGTTGGTTGATGTCTGCCGGCAACAGAGCATTGTCGGACAGCCATTTGCAGCCGCGTCCGGGAACGCTGCGGAATTCGACGTTGCTCCGCTGCGTGTACGTGCACCATGTGCCAACAGGTAACGGTGTCGGTTCCTCGGGATTCTGTGGGTCTCCGGCCTCACGCTCAGCCGCCTCAATTGGCGTGTAGGTGATTGTGATAACGGCCAGCGTGCCGTCATGCGTGATGATGTCATAGTTAGGATCTGAGACCGAACCCGACGGTAGATTGCTGATGCGGCTGATTTCAAAGGTATCAGCCAAAATGCCCGCCCACTGTGGCGAATAGGATGCCGGCAAACCGTAAGGCCCGGATCTGTAATGCTCCGCAATGAAATCAAAACGATCATTCCACGCGGTCAAAAATATGCGCGTGAACGTGTATTTGCCTGATCGGTCGCCGGACTCCTTCGGGCTGTCCTCATGCTCTTGAAACGCTGGATACGGCATTCTGTCACCCTAGGATTGCAACACCAGAAAGACCACCAGACACCGCGCCCAGAATCTGTTTGTTGACTTCAACCGCCGCCTTCTGCACAGCCAACTGCTCACGCGCTATTTTGTCGGTGTCGCCCTGTTTGGCCAGCCTGTCCTGCAGGCTGCGAAACATTTCACTGGCCCCGCCGCGCTGGATCTGCGATTCGGCCACGGCCTGCACGGCTGCGGTCGCTGCAACGTCAGCCACAAACTCAGTCGGCGGTGCCTGTCCGCGGTCCTGCTGCATGGCTTCCAGTCTCGACCGCTTTTCCAGATCCTTTCGCCCCGCTTCCTGTCGCGATTCAATTCGCATTCGACGGGCAAGCTCCAACTCACCAAACACGGCGTCGATCGCACTGCCGCGGCTCTGGCTTGCTGCAAATTCAAGTGTTGGCATTGGAACGGCTTCTGCGTTGCCCATCAATACCGACGGGCTGAGACGGCTTGCAATGGATACTCCGGCAGATGCCGCGTATTCGATCAGTTGACCAATCCACGTCTTCACGTCCTGGAACATCAACTGCAGTGTGTTCGGCACTTGCTGCAATGCCACGGTGGCCACGATTGCGAAGTCTGCCAGATTGTCCTGCAAAGACTGAAACATCGCCTTTGCGTTCGCCACAAACAACGATGCACCGGCCCCAACGCCATTAAAACTTTCGGAAGTGCCGTTGACTGCGTCCAGCATCGCATTCAGTTCTGGCAACAATGCCGAACCAATTGCTATCGCCGTCATTTCCACGTTTGTTTTGAATTTTGCGTACGCGCCGGCTGTCGTCGCGGCCAGTCGGTCATTCATGCCGGCCAGTCGTCCGCTGCCAGTCGTCAATGCCTCCAGTGCATTCGCCACCATGTCGAACGAAACCAACCCGGCTTCCATATCCTTCTTCAAATCGGCCATGCTCCGGCCCGTCATTTTGCTGATCTCAAACAGCGGACTGAATCCGCTGTTGATCAACTGGTTGGCTTCCTGCCCCATCAGCCGGCCAGCCGCTTTGACCTGCGCCATGCCACGCGCCAACAGCAGTAACTGCTCACTGTTGCCCTGTGCCACTTCCGTCAATTGCGTCAACGTCGTGAAGGCTTCTTCGGACCCCATGCCGAAATTCAACATCAACTTTTGTGCTCTGGCAAGATCCGGCAAACCGAACACAGTTTTCTTGTCGAGTGCTCGCAAATCCTCCAGCGTCTTTTTGGCCTTGCTGACAGATCCCAACAACACTTCGAACGAAATCGCTGTGGTCTCCGCGTCTGCGGACAGCTGCAGCATCTTCACCGCGCCAGTCGTCGCCCCGATCGTGGCCAGTATTCCGCCCAGCCCGCTGAACGCACCCCGAAGGCCAGACAGTGCATTACCAGCCGCACCTGCTTTGCTGGCAATTGACTGCATGGCTGTTGCCGCTTTACCGGCTTCCGTCTGAACGGCCTTCATGCCGTCCGCGGAAAAAATCACCTGCGCTTCCTGAATCGTGATTGCCATCAGACTGTTTTCTGTTGAAAGATGTCCTCAGGTGCCCAGTAGCCCAGATAAATCAATGCCTGATACATGGTCAGACTTGCGACTGTGTCCGGTGTCCAATGGTACTTTTCACACAGCCCACGGAACACCGTAGCCCAAGGGACGGTGCGCCGCGTCTGCATCTGTGCGCCTGGTTGCCCAGGCGGTTTCAGTTTCCCAGCGAATCTTTCTGTTCGACCTTGTGGACGGCTTCGACGATTCGCCGCACGTCACCAAACCATGCGATGAAGTCGCACCCCAACTGAATGCCTTGCGTGTTGCTGACATTCGGCGGGAATTCATCCGGATGATTGACACACAAGGCCCGCCAGACTGACCACGCCAGACCGCGAAACGAACGGTCAAACCGTTCCTCATCCTCCATTGTGGCAATCAATGGACGTGCCGCAATGTCCGCCGCAATTTTGAACGCCTCAGATCGCACACGACTGTCCGCAATCGCTTCCAGCCCGTTGTACGGGCTGCCGGTCGTCTGGACAATCGCAGCCTCTTTGAGTGCGTAATCGGCCAGCGTGCGAAATGCCAGCCGATACGTTCTGTCGTCCTTCGTCAACTCCACAGTCCGCCGACTGCAGAGATTGAATAAACCGTCCGCCACGGTTGCAACTCCTTAAAATCAGACAACGTCAAACGCGGTGCCGCTTGCTGCTGGCGCACCCTGTCCGGAAAACTTGTAATCAATCGCCACCGGGTCGCCGCTGTCAGCGTCCAGTGTGATCGGTCCAACTTCGGTAATCAGAATTGTGCCGCTGATGTAATCATCGCTGTCAGCGTGAAACTGTGCTGCAATTTCGTCATTCAAGACGAACGGCATGGACTCGCCATCGTGAAGCATGATGCGAACCGTGCCAGACCATTCCTTCGTGCCTTTGACAGACTTGCGCCAACCGCTGGTGCTGTTGCTGGCGTACTTTCCGCTGTTCGATGTCAGCGTGATTTCCCACCGCCCGGAGTGCGGTTCTTCAACCACCGGGCTGCCGATCTTGAATGTCATGTCCTTACCACTGAACACTGTGCCTGCTGCCATTGCTGTTTATCCTTCAAGGCTTGGCGGTTGCGGAGTAGAGAATACCAATTTTCAGATTTGTGGCAGTGGTTGCCACGCCCAGAATCGTGACGAAGTCGCCGGTTGCCAAATCGCTGTACGGTGCAATGCCGCCGGCGGTCGTGCTCGCAACGTAGACCTGCCCAACCGTGAATGCTGAATTGAATGTCAGGTTGCCGCCGGTCGCATACTGCAAAGGCTGGCCATCGCTCGCGCCATGCAAGGCTATTCCCGCCACCTTGCTTGACGCCAACACGTCAGCATCTGCCGGCTTCAGCTTATTGCTCGCCGCTGTGTCTTGATAAACGGGCTGCCCAGCAGTCACAGTGCCACCGGCCACACCGATTGCAAAGACGGTCGTGGTGGTCTTGACCACACTGGCTGCTGTGACCGAAACGTCTGCCATCTGTCAAACTCCGGTGTGCATTAACTCGAACTGAATCTGTGTGTCCCAGACGCCCGTTTGCGTGTCCTGTTCCGTTGTCATCTGTCCCGTCGGCCTCGCCTGAATGATCTTTGCAGCGGTGCCCGTGAATCCCCTGTCTGCCCATTGGCTCACGACCTCCTGCGCGATGGATTTCCCCGCGTCGTAATTGATCGACAAACAGGACAGCGTCAGGGTCGACCGATACCCGCGTTGGCTATTTGTTCTCCATGCCGGCTCTGTGGCAATCGTGAACACCACCGCATCGTCGAAATAGTCGTCCGCGTCCGCGTCCTGCTGTTCCGTCTCGCTGAATTCATCGACACTGGCCACAACTCGATTGACTGGCACCAACGCGGACAACGTCGGTGTCTGCGCCCACCATTCGCCAACCAGTCTGTCAATGCCTGTGTCCGCCATTATCTCACTCGCGCCTTCTGTTTCGGTCCCGTCGCTGTTTTCTTGACTTCCTGCACAACCGTCTGCCCGTATTCACTCAGGTGATTCATCACTGACGGCTTCAAAAACGGTCGCTGTTTTCCGTCCTGCCTATACTCCCACATTGCCATATATGGCGCGACCTTTTTGTCCACGTACACCCGGCCCTCCGGCTTTTGTCCCGTCATCCTGATTTCGATTGTGATTGACTGCCGGCCCTTGCCTGATCGCATTCGAGGTGGTTCACCTGGACGGCTTGCACCCGGATCAGTCGCCCGAACGCCTTTTTCAAATTCCTCCGGCAGCTGACTGCCAACCAAAACCAACCGCCCAAACTCACGCTTCTGAATCCTCGCGGCTGATCTCCGCTTTCTCTCGATCTCCCTTTGGCGTGCCTTCCGTTTCCGATTCCATTTCCTCAATTGCCTGCCGGCTGCTTTTGTAGTCCGGGTCAGACTCTTGCGTGTTCTGTTGGCTTGCTTGACGGCTTTGGCGGTTGTGCGCTTCAGTCGTCTGGATGTCGTTGCCGCCTTGCGTTTTGCTCGGCTTGTCAATCTTCGCTGTGTTCTCTGTGCCGTTCGTTGCAGCCGTTTGCCGCTTCTTGCCGCTCGTCTACGGGCTTTTGCAAATCGCTTCACCAGCGTCTTGCGAAATTTCGTGAAACTACTCTGTCGTCGCCTCGGCATTCTGCTGCTGCCTTTCCCGTCGTCGCTGCTCCCGTCGTCGCGTGTAACGCTTGCTCACCAGCTGCCTCGCAATTGCGTGACAGCGTTTGCTGCACGCCTCCACAACTCGACCTGCTGCGGTCTGCAAAAACCGCTGCAGTTCTGGCCTTCGGTCAATCAGTTTCACCCGTGCACTCATGCGTCCGATCTCCGACAGATCAGATAGGGCAAATCCACGCGGTTAAACTGCTGTTCCACTCGCTCCACACGATAGGCCAGGCCATCGGAATCGGTGATTGTGTCACCCACTCCAACGTCCAGCAGTTCCTGCAGAATCAGGTAGAATTCACCAACGATCCCACGTCGCCGGCCTGCCTGGCTGGTCTCGATTTCCGCCGATGACGTGAACCATTGGCAGCGGATGCCGCTGGTTTGCGTATCCACCACCTGACGCTCTGCCATGCTCTGCGTTTGTGCCGTCTTGCGTTTCCGTATCGTGACGGTGTCGGTCAATTGCAGGTGGCAATAGGATCTCTGAATTGCAGTCTCTGCCGGGTCTGTGTACATGACTCGCCAGACCGTCGTAACGGTCCCACGCTTCACGGTAAACAGATCCCCGACAGACAACCGCGTCGTCTCAATTGGCGTCCACACGTGCGCCCTGCGAATCGTCTGCCGGTCCGGCTGCTCGATCAACCTCACGCACCGTGCTAGGCTTCCGCCGCTCGCCTTTGTCCAAGTCGCGGTTTCGCCCAATTCATCGGTGTTCAAGATTGCTGCACAGTCCAGTGCAAACTGCTCGCGTAGGCTCATTTGCTGGCCCTCTGTGTCTGCTCTGGCATATCCTCAGCGGATACCCTCGTCAGATACTTCCTGACCACCAATTCCTGTACCTGATTTTCGAGACCAACACGCAACGCCTGTGGAGTCTGCAAGTCAATTTTGACAGGCTCATCGCCCACCTCAATTTTGCCTGCAGACGGATTCCCCGGACGTTTGGGCCCGATCCGAAAACCAAAGGACTTGCCGCTGGCAACTGGTCCTTTTGTTACTGTGATACTTTTCAGTGCCATTCGATCAACTCCGCAAATACGCCGCCAGAAAATGCCTGCCCGCTGTGGCGGACAGCGAACAGGCCACCGCATCCCGTCGGATGCGGTGTTGCTCGATCAGACCGCCATCAGGTGAACGTGGTCAACACAGCGTTCCACCATGCACCGTAGCCGATGTTGTACCTCGCGTAGGTGCCCATCTGCAGCTGCTTCATGTTCATGTCTTCCGCTCCCTGAACGTTGGCCGTCAGGGATTCGCGGGGCTGGAAAATGAACGGTCGCAATGGCACGTCAACACGCAACAGATACCACTTCGCTGCGCTGCTCAGATGCGTGCTCATGGCAACTGTCGGCGTGTCCAGAACAACGTTGGTGCCGCCGCTGTTGTTCAGGATCTGATTGAATGCCTTCTTGGCAATCGTTTCCAGTGCTCGCGGGACAAGCGCGACAAACTGCATTCCCGAATTCAAGCCGGTAATCACGTCCTCGTGCAACGGCTCGCCGCTGTCGTCCTTGAATCCCATCATCGCGCTTCGGGCTGCTTCGTAGCTGCCCAGAAACTCGTCAATGGTTGGAGTGGTGCCGGTTGCCGCAGCGTAAGTCAAATCGTTGTCCTGAGTGCCGCTGTTACCCCAACTGTGGTCAGTGTCAAAGAAATTCTGACCGTCGAAACACGGTGTGCTTTCGCCGTTCACAATCGCACTCATCAGCAGTTTGTCGGGATGTCGTGCCGCTCGCTGGGCCAGTGTGGTCAACGCGCCGTCGTACAGTCCCAGTCGATCGTCTGCAACGTCCTTCTTCTCGATCTCCAGCGAACCTTCCCACTCTTTGTTTGCGAGTGTGTAGGTCGCCCCGCGCAGCTTGTTGTACACGCGGTCGCCCAAATACTCGCGGATGGACGGCATGGCACCGAGAATGCCATACTGCTCATCTGCACCATCGGACGGCGTCACGGTACAGATTGACGGATAGAATGTCTGCACGGCAGACGCTTCGCGGTTGAACCTCGCGGTGAGTGCTCGGCTTGCCGCGATTGCCTTGGCAGTATCAAGTGCCATTGTGAAAACTCCTCAAACAGAAATGAAATGCGGTCGAACCAAACAATCAGGAACCACGGGACTCCAGATCCAATACGCGGACCTGCAAATTCTTGATCACAGACAGCACGGTGTTCGCTTCGTCCTGCGTGCTGAATCCGTAGGGGCTGCTGTTCGTCGTGTTGGCGATTGCGTAGTCTGGTGTGCCCGGTGCGGTGTGGGTGATTGTTGTCAACGCAGCCACACGCAACGCCCCGGTCCCAACTGCGTCAATGTCAACACGGATCTTCGTGCTGCTGATGAACTCAGTCACCATGCCAATCGGCACGGATGCTGTGCTGATGCTGACGCCGACCGTGAAATTGTCCTCAGCGTAGACATTGCTGCCCACGTCTGCCTGCGCAAATCCGGTGCCCTGCAGCACGAATTCACCCTCTGGCCAGACCTCAACAATCAGATCCCCTGCACTGCCGCTGCTGTTGTCCTGCTCGCCGACCGCAACACCAACAAACCCATTCACCCCGGTTGCTGTCACGTCCGTGGCGTAGCCTGCAGCCGTCAGGAATACCAACGTGCCCTCGTAAATGTGCACTGACGCTGCCACTGGGTAACTGCGTCGCCCCTCTCGCTTCTCGATCACCTGATTTGCCGTGACGGCCATTGTTCTGCCCTTTCAAACTAAGACCAACTCAAACCACGCCTGACCGTCAGGCTTTGTTTGCGTGCTTCACGTACTCTTCTTCCGTCATGCCGAACGTCATGCCGCGCTTTTGCAGGTCTGCAAACTCGGCCTTCAGCCCGGAATGCGGGTCTGTTTCCTGCGGTGTGACGGATGCCGCCAACACGGGATTTCGTGCAACCACCAACGCACTCAATGCGGCTTGTGTCTGTTCCACACTGAATCCAGCATCAACAAACGCATTGAACTTGTCGCCGGCTCCAGCCAGATCGCACAACGCTCGGATCTGTTTGCACCGCAGCCGCTCGACCTGTGCCAGATCCGCCGTTGCTGTCTCCACCACTTCCGGCTGCACCTCGACTGCCGACAGATCCGCAGCAGGCTGGACTGGTGCCGGTGTCTCCGAATTCACAACTTCCGCCGCCTGCGTTTCCGTGGCCATCGGTGCTCCTTTCAAGCTAAAATAGCGGTCCAAAAATCCTGCAATGCGTGCCCGGACCACGTCAGGCGTCGCATCGGTGAAATACGTGTCCAGCAGTGCGGTTGCTTGTGCCGGAAGATTCCGCAAGTCCGCATCCGCCAAACTGAACAGCCCGGTTCTCGTTGCGGCTGGCGTGTCGACCACGTCCGCCGCTCTTAGTCTCGTAAATCGCATTGGCCAGCGTGCTGCCTTGCGGTCTGCCGGTGCCATGTCTGGCAATGTGTCCTGCCACTGCTGCAGATTTGATTCGTCCAGTGCCGTCGCGATGCTCACGCCGAAGGCTTCGGGGTCTTGTTCGGCCATGTCCAGAACATAGGTGCCCAGATCGCCCTGCGGACTCGTGAATGCCGCGTCTGCAATGTGCAGATCCGCTCGAACAGTGTCGCCGTCAAGTCTGAAATTCGCCCATCTGCCGAGATACGAACCCATGCCGTCATTGGACATATTCGGATGCGTGAATCGCGCTTTGATTCCGCCACGCGATGACTGCCCGAAGTCCACCACCTGCTGCAATGTCTGCATGTCGGCTGTCCACGGTCGCGCATCGCCATCATTCAGGCTCCCGGCCTGCATGATGGATGCCCCGTAGATGACGTTGCCCTGACGGTCAACACGCTGTGGTGCCGTGCGCGATGCGTCCGTCCGGAACATGCCTGCAGCTGGTGCGGTGTCAATTTGTGGCATTGGCTTCGTCCCTCGCTCGCATTTGTTTTTGCACCTTGCCGGCCCATGCCTGCCCAGGATCTCCACCCCAAAGTGCCCACGCAATCCGACCGTTTGATGGATAGCCCGGTTCTCCGGGGCTGAATCCTTCGCCCTGCTTGTCAACCTCGTGACGTGCAAAGAATGACACCATGCGGTTTATCGTGCTCGGGCTGACAGCCTTGCCATTGCTCAAGTCCCGTGCTCTGGCAACGCCAACAGCAGTGCCACCGCGCTTGTGCTCGCGTCGCCATTCCAGACCTTGCCGTGCCTCATCTCTGACGCCTTGGGGCGGTCTGAAGTCGATGCCCGCGTATTTCTTCGGGACCGCCAAAAGCGCAACACCGCGGGCAATCTGTCCCATGTCTGGCGCGTCGTCCGTGTTGTCGGTGTCGTCCTCTGTGTCCTGCGTGCCGTCCAGTCCCAACGATGCCCGATAGGCTGCCACGCGGGCTTCCATATCGGCTTTGACCAGCTGCTCACGCTCAATCTGCTGCAGCGTCTCGTCAAAGTCTCGACCACGTGCCGCAAGTGATTCGGTCTGGGTCGTCAGCCCCGCAGAGATTGCAGCAACGTCCGCATTGACTTCTTTTTCCGGGTCAACCCACGGCCAGCCTGGCGGAATCCACTGGTGCTGCAAAAAATGGTCGCGGTTTTCTTCGTAGGTGATCGCGTCAACCGGCAACAGGCCCTGCATGACAGCCCGGTCAATGAATCGCCCCCAGACCTTACGCAACACCTGCTCAATCAGACAATACTGCCAGTTTTTGAACGTGATCCGGCCATCAATCAACGCCAACCGTCCGCCGCTGAAATTGTTGGTGAATTGCTTCGCCAGCAACTCATACGGATATCGCAACGCCGCGGCCACACCGTGTAATGCCCATTCGACATACGGCCCCAGCGTCGTGCCTGGTCGTGCCGGGTCGCTGAACTGGACCCCTTCGCCGTCGGCCAGATATTGTATGGTGCCGGGTGCCAAATCCTCAAGACTGCTGCGCCCGGCCAATCGGCCAGACTGCGCCATCGTTGTAGGATCTGTGACACCCGTAATGAATGCCCCGTAACATGCCGCCACCTGCTCCGCCACCAGGTGCGCGTGAACGAAGTCCTTCAGGTCCTTCAATTTGCCCATTGCAGGGGACAGCCACGGGACGCCTCGCAATTGCCCAGGCGTCAATTCTTCGTAACAGTGCAGCAGGTCCACCAAACTCACTTCGTCCTCTTTCACGTCCACCTGCCAAGAATCGTATGGCAAGCTGCGACGAACAAACGCCGCAATCGGCTTGTTGTTGTTGTCCAGCCGAAGGCCCAGTCGCCGGCGTTCGTTCGCCTGCATCCGGCTGTAGGTGATGACAGGAATGCGTGACGGGCTGATGACCTGCACCGTCAACGTCACTGGCTTTTCCGGATTCGCATCGTCGGCCATGTGCAGCCACGATTCGCCGTAGATTGCGTTGCATCGCTCCAGCATTCTTTGCTTTGCAAAAAACTGCTCGGACTCTGCCCACTTGGCAAAATACCACTCCGACATGACGCGGAATTCCTCCGCCTGTCGTGGTGTCAGAATTCCACGCTCAGCCTGCACTCGGCATTGCGGGCGGATGCCGGTCCCGATCACGTTGTCCACACGTCCGTTGATTGCAGACGCCGCAAACACGTCGTTCCGGTACAGATCGTTGGCCCGGTCGATCAGCTTTTCCAGCTCGTCCTGCAGTTGGTCGTTGCTGGTGTTCTTCGGGACAATCCAGTTCTCCCCGCGCAACCGATCGTTGCCAGCCGCTTCGTAGGCTGCGAAATTGTCAGCAGCCCGTGCCGCCATCATCATCCGCAATTCGTGGTCAACACGTGCCTTCACCCGGCCTGCAGCCCAGCGCGGGGAGACTCGCTGAATCACGGCGTCCAGTCGCGTGTACTGTGCAGCGGATTTCACGCGGTCTGCATAGCTTGGTGTCTGGCTCATTGGCTGAACCTCACCAGATTACGCGCACCATGAATGCCGCCGCTCGCCTGCCGTCGCAGATCGGCAATGCGTGCGTCCAGTTCCGCCAACCATTCGGAAGTCGGCTCCTTCTGGACCATTTGCCCGTCCAGCGTATACGCAACCACTGGCGCACCACCCAACAAAGCCGATTCGACCTTGTCGCGGATGCCTTCGTAGAGTGCCAATCGTTCGGTTGCTGATCGTGCCATGCTCGCACAATCGCAGACGTTCGCGCCGCTGTCCTGTGTAGTTTACCAGACCTCTGGTATCAACTGCCCGAAATCACCGTCTTGAACCGATTGCCACACGAACAGGCCCGGTGCTGAATCCGCACGCCGTCAGTCTCGTGGCTGCAATAGGCCGTTGCAAATTTGCCGCATGACGGACACATGCCGAACCCCGGAACATCGTGCCGCGGTGTGTATACTCGCCGTTCTGTGTATGCGGGGCTTTTTGGCGGTTTCATCGCAGATTCCTTACGAATTTCTGTGCTTTTTTACCCGAAATCACGCCTTTTGCAGCCTGAATTTCCGCCTGCCGCTGCCTCTGAGATTCTACCGTGTCATTGTCGTAACGCAAAATCGACAGCCCGACAAACGACAGATATGCCGCGTCCAGCAAGTGGTTGCGCGTGAATGTCTGCTGCCACTTCGTCACGCTGCCTTTCCCGACCTCAAACGCTGTGACTTCACGTTCTGCGGTCAACTGTTTGGCCAATTCGATGCGGTGCTCTGGCTGATCAGTTGCCGGCAGCAACAATGCCTGCGGAGATTCCACAGGAACGCTCAATGCCTGGTGTATTCGCCGCTTCCACAAGTCCGCGTTGTTCTGGTACTCGCGATAGCGTCCGGAAGATCCGGTGAACAGCACGTCATGCCAGCCCTCACCGAGTTTCACCGTGATCTTTGAACGGTCCCGCGGTGCGTTGTAGACTTGCCCCAAATGCTGCTTGAATCCGAACCCCTTACTCGT